AAGAAGTTAGAACTACAAAAAAGGTGTCATAGATTGAAAGGAGAATAAAAATGAACCCAAAACAAAAAGCAGTTGAAAATGTGAAATCATATCTCGATAAAAGAGTCGAAAAAAACAATCATAAGTTATTGGATTATCGAGACAGAGAAAAAGTTTATGGTTTACGTTATGAAGATAAAAAAGATGTAATTCATGCAGAGAATGAATTTATTGATAACCTTTTACGAGGTGATGCAGCAACACAATTTAATGACGACAGACTAGAAAAACTTCAAAGCAAAGTTAATAGACTGTTAGGCGAATTGGATGAGTTGCAAGCGTATAGAATGGTTGAACGTCGTTTTATTGAAATTGCAATTCAGAAAAGTGGAATTCTTGATGAGGTGAAAGCATGAATTTACAAACAGTATTTATTAATTGCCTATATTTATTAGGCATAGCGTTTGTTATATCAGTGATTGTATATACAGTCCTTTATACTACACGTGATATTTGGTATGAAAGTACATTAAGAAAGCATCAAAGAGAGATGACTGAACATTTTAGAGAAGGTTGTGAGCAAGCTTATAAAGAATTACATAGAGGTGATAAAAATGAGTAAATGCAATGAATGCAAACATCAATTCGCACCAGGGACAGATGCACGTTTAAAAGCAAAAGACTGTTTTAGGCCAAAAGAATTAAAAGCATATGATGAAGTTGACATGGTAAATCATCCAGCACATTACAACAGAGATGGAGCAATGGAGTGTATTGATGAAATGATAACTGTATTCGGTAAAGATATAGTTGCTTGTTTCTGCTTGTGCAATGTATGGAAATATAGATACAGAGCTTCAGATAAAGGACATGAAGAGGACTTATCTAAATCTGACTATTATATAGCTAAGTATAAGGAATTAATTACAGAACGCAGTGTATTAGGCTTTGAAAGTGTTATGGAACGTGAAGAATTAGAAGATATTGTAAAAGAAAAATTAGATAAATTGTATACAGAAAGAGAGATCAAAAAACATGACAAGTAAAGAATATGAATTAATTAAAGAAATGCTTAAAATGCAAGCAAAGTTAGATGAAGCAATTATGAAAGAATATGGATTGACTGAAATTGATGAAGAGAATTTACGAATGGCTATTTTGGACGAAGTAGGCGAATTAACTCACGAATTAAAAGACAATTGGTGTTGGTGGAAAAAGACTCAATCTCCTGTTGATAAAGAAAAGGTTTTAGGAGAATTAGTTGATGTTTGGCATTTCGTGTTAAGTTATCAGAATCATTTTAATTTCGGAGAAGAAGCACGATTAAGTTATTTAAACGAGGAAGAACTATCGGATGGAATGTTAAAAAGGTTAAGAAATAAAAAAAGTAATCTGTCTAAAGTATTAACTCGTTTAGTTATTTTTGAAAGTTCAATTATTCCGGTATTAATTGCAATCTCAGAATACTTAGGTTTCACAATTGAGCAAGTATATGAATGTTATTGTTATAAGAACAAAATCAATTATCAACGATTGAAAGAAGGGTATTAAGATGTGGATTAGAAGTCAAGATAAATTGTTATTAACGAATGTTGATACATCTAACGGAATAATGATTAATGAATATCCTGATGAATGTTTGATTAGTTTAGAATATGCTAATACAAGCTTCAAATTAGGCGAATATTCAAGTAAAGAAAAAGCTTTAAAGGTATTAGATGCTATCGAGGAATCCTTGGAATATCCATACAATGAAGTCTTTGAAATGCCACAAGATGAGGAGGTCGAGGTATGACATTTGAAGAATATCATGAAATAAATAGGAAATATGGATGTAAAATTATACCATTTGATATTGATTTGAATAAATTTACAAAAGAAGAATACGAAGACATGATTAGAGATTTTATTCAAAGTGGTTTAGTAGTTAGATGCTTACCGCCAAAGGAGGATTATTCTTAATGACAGAAAAAGATTTAGATGAATTATTTTCTGATTTATTGAGAAATCAAGATATTGAAGAAATTACTTATTATTCTGCTAAAGACGCTTGTAGTTCTGATGAATGTTATGAAGATTACAAAGAATTAATTAAAGAAGAATATGAAAAGTTAGGAATTGAGGTGTTACAAGGCTATGAATAAATATCAAGAAGCTTTAAACAAGATTAGAAATATAGTGTTAGATGAAAGTGGTGATGGATATCACACTCAGAGATATTTACAAGACTTTTATTATAGCTCATGCGAAACATTACAAGAATTTGTTGAAAGAGCAACCCCAAAAAAGTTGGTAGCTACAAGGCATACACGAAGATGTCCATCGTGTAATAGACAGATGAGTGATATTAACAATGCACATCCAAATATGAAATTTTGCCCAACTTGTGGGCAAGCATTAGATTGGAGTGAAGAAGAGTGACAGCAGAAGACATGTTTTTAGAGTTAGGTTACAACTGGAGACACTTTAAACACTCTATTTATTACAAAAAAGTTAGTCATTTAACAGGGCAGACGATTGAAATTGTCACATTTGATTTAAAGAAAAAAACTTGTTACTGCTCGTGTGGAATGGCAATAAAAATCCCTGATGAAAATGTAAAAAAAGCCATTCAAAAACAAAAAGAAGAATTGGGGTGGATTTAATGACAACAAAACAAGAATATATAGATGCTTTAGGCCAAATGGAAGAATTATATTACAATTCTGATAATTGTACGCTTGCGATGGACTTATTCAAAGAAGATATAAATTTACTTACAGGACTAGTAAATGAGTGTTTTGAAGAAAAAGCAGAAACTAATTACGAACATTTTAAAGATGAAATTGTGCAAAAAGTTAAATATAATTTAGCGGTAGTAAATGGCGAGCCTAAACCATGTGAAGATACAAATTGTGACGAATGCGATTTCAAATGTAGTTGTTGTGGAGAAAAAAGATTTGAATGGTTGGCAAGTCCATACAAAAAGCCAACATACAAATTAACACAATGCGAATACGATTTATTGAATGCATATAAAAATAGTGGAATGCGGCAGTGTATTTCAAATTACGGTACTTTGCTTGAAATGTATGGAAAAGGACATTTTAAAGGCATTGATACAAGTACCCCAATTCATGAAATCTTAGATAATTGTGAGGTAATCAAATAATGCGTAAAGCTAGATTATTATATTTAGTTGATAAATACGAAAATGAATTGATTAGCAGTACTGGTAAGCACAAAGAAGATTACATCGGTCAAGTTGGTAATGTTACGCACAAGCAAAACATATGTGTGCTTGTTGGCACAACTAGATATTTGTACGACATTGAATTTAATGATGGTGCTAGGTTTTGTGTTGATAGAGAACAAATTGAGTTTGTAAAGGAGAATAGTCGATGAGCGGTGGAAGTTATAACTATATGTATTGTCGAATAAATGATGAATACGTTGATAGAATGTTTGATTCGCAATTAAATAGCATGATGAAAGATTTAGTTGATGTGCTGCATGATTTAGAGTGGTGGCAATCGTGTGATAGTAGTGAAGAAAGATATCGCGATACAGTCAGAAAATTCAAAAAGAAATGGTTTAAACAAACTAAGATTGATGTACAAAAGCAAATTGAATCAGAATTTGAACGAACAAAAGATGAGCTGCTAAAAGAGTTTGATTATTTAAAGGATGTTGAATAAATGGAAGCTACAGTTAATGATATCCATGATACGCAAGTAAAGATTAATTGTATTAATGTAGGCACTTACGTTTATAATCAAACAACAAATGAAAAGTCATTTGATTTAATTCAAAGGTTTAACAAAATTATTGAATATATAGTCAAACTTGAAAGAGAAAATTGTGGATTAAAAGAATATAAGAAACATCAGGAAAGAGCAAACGAAAGAAGATACCACACTGGTGATGAATCTTGGCATCGTGGCTCTGCGGTTGTAAGCGAAAATAAAAAGAAAAGGAAGTGATTAAATGGCATTAACAACAGATGCTCGTGTATATTCAAATGCGCATCAATCAATGAAGCAAATTGAAGAGCTAGGCAGACTTTGTTATCAAAACAATATCGAAAAGAAAGATATATTTTTGATGGACCAAATTATTAAAAGAAATATGTCAACGGAAGTACAATATCTTTTAGATCATAAACTTGATGTGCATGAATTAGAATCTGCATATCGTTTGAAAGGTTGGATTTAATGCTATCAAATGAAGATGCATCGTATGTAATCAGGCAGATACGCAATATTGATTGGTATATTGCACGTATTACTGAGCTTGAGATTAAGTTAAACAAAGTATCTGACCAATTAACAAATGAATCGCATGATTACAAAAGTCCATTGAATTGGCAACGTATAACAATCAAAGTTAAAGATGAAGAAGGTAAGTTGATTGATGAAGACGCAAGATATAAATCACCAGGCACTAAGTATCCAGTTAACTCAAAAGGAATCATGTTCGATTATGAAGATGAATTAATCCAGGAGCTACAAGTGATGAGGTACAGTCTTTGCAAAGCAATGTCATATCTTGAATTGCTTAAACAAAACGATGAAGTACAATTTATTCTTGATTATTTTGACAACAAGTCATACGAATCATTGAAGATGCAATATCATATATCAAACGTAAACAGACACATGAAATCATTAGTTAAACGACAAATCAAACAAATATAAAATAAAAAGCGTACTAAAGTACCCTTTAATCTTTGATATAATGGATACGTAAGAATTTAGTTCTTACAAAATATGCGACTTAGGGGGTATCAAAAAGATACTCCCTTTTATTGTCACATATGAGTCTCTTTTAAGTTTTCCTTTCGCTCATGTGCCTAGAATCATAGGTGCATGATTGAGAGGAATACATATGACAGACTCAGAATGGATTGAATATTTATATCAACACAAGGATTTAAATGATTGGGATGTAGCTTGTAAAAAGTTCTATGATTCTGCACTTTGGAGACATAAACGTGAGGAAGTATTACACTTAGACCACAATGAATGTCAACTATGTAAGCAACATGGAATTATAACTAAAGCTCAAACAGTTCATCACATCATTCATTTGCGTGACAATCCAAGCTTAGCTTTATCAATCTACAACAACAACGAACGTCAATTGATTAGCTTATGTAACGATTGTCACAACAAAGTTCATCCAGAAAAGAATATAAAATTCAAATCAAAAAGCGAAAAGGAAAAGGATTTAATCACAGAAGAACGATGGTGATTCATTGATTGAACATTCAGTTTCAACCGTTTTATGAATAAAAATTATTTTTTTCATAATACCCCCGGGTAAAAAATTTGGTTTAAAATTTGAGTCCCCTCAGAGCGGGGGCGAGCGAATCCTGTCGAGAAATTCTTCTAATTCATGTAAAAAATTGGAAATCAAGGTGGTGATTAAGGAATGAAAAAAGAGAACAAGTCTATTGATCTAAAGAAAAGTTTGGATAATTTTAAAAAAGATGCGGAGCGACAAGGATATGTTGATAATTTCTTGTTTGCGAGCACTTTGAAAAGGCTGGAAACACAGATTGATATTCTGACAAGCTTGGAAAAGAAAATTGAAGAAGATGGTGTTGTTTGTACAAAGGAATATGTTAAGGGTAGAGAAAATATGTATGTTAGTCCTGCAGTTACAACGTACAATAAGACTTGCCAACAAGCCAACAACACAACTCAAGCACTGATTAAGGTGATTGTATCGTTAGGCGGTGCTTTACACGAAGAAGATGAAGATGATGAGCTATGAGTTCATTACCAATATTCTGTAAAGAGTATTTTGATTTAATGGATGCGAATGAAGATGAGTTTTGTATTGAGCAATGGCAGTTGCGGTCGATGGTTGAGAGGGCCTTTCAGAATGAAAGGTTGATTGTCGATTTAGAACTTTATGAGCATTACATTGGATTAGGTAAGTATTTAGGCTTTGGCCGTGGATACGAATGGGAAAGATACTGCATAGGATGTTACTTGTGTACATTTAAAGAAGAGGACGGACTTCCGAGATGGGATGACGGCCTTTTTTTTATGGGCCGAGGTGCAGGAAAAGACGGATTGATATCTTGGATGAGTTTATGTTTGATTAGTCCATATAATCCAATCGAGAATTACGATGTTGATATTTGTGCTTTTAATGAGGACCAGGCTTTGAGACCAGTGCTTGATATTCACGATGCTTTAGAGAAAGAACCGAAGAAATTTAAAAAGTTCTTTAAATGGACACGTGAAAAAATCAGAGGTATCAAGAATAAAGGTTACATCAAAGGCCACACCAACAATGCCAAAGGTAAAGATGGTTTGAGAAGTGGTGCAGTGTTTTTAAATGAGATTCATACTTACGAAAACTATGACAATATCAACGTGTTCACTACTGGTTTAGGAAAGAAGCCTCATCCACGAACTGGATATTTCACAACGAATGGCGATGTCCCTGATGGGCCTTTAGACAATATGCTAGACGATGCAAAAGATGTTTTGAAAAATGGTCATAACGATAATGGCCACTTTTATTTTATTTGTAGATTGAATAACAAGGATGAAGTGCATGATGAATTGAACTGGCGCAAAGCTAATCCATCATTGAGATATAAACCATCATTATTAGTTGAGATGCGTAAGGAATATAACAAGTGGTTGAAAGCTCCACAAACTTTAGCAGCGTTTATGACTAAGCGAATGAATATCAGACAGACGAAGGAATCAATGCCAGTTGCGAGTTGGGATGATATCAAAGCTACTAACAAAGAGTTGATTGATCTAAAAAGTTGGTCATGTGTTTGTGGTATCGACTTTTCAAAAACGAATGACTGGATGGCAGTGAATCTACATTTTAAACAAGATGAAATTCGCTATGATATCAATCACGCTTGGGTATGTATGCAATCAACAGAATTGTGGAGATTGAAATGCCCTTATAAAGAATGGGCAAATGAATGTTATGTCACATTAGTTGATGAACCTGAGATATCACCTAAGTTGGTATCTGAATATCTTAGTCAAATGATGAATGATTATGTCATTGAAGGTGTTGCGATGGATAGTTACAGATTTGAGATATTGAAAGATGAGTTGAATAAGCTTGGTTTTAGCTATGAAAACAAGAATATTAAGCTTGTTAGAAATTCGGATATCATGAAAGTTGTGCCTATCATTGTTAGATGCTTTTTGAATCATTTCTTTGTTTGGGGTGAACAACCTTGCTTAAGGTGGGCTACTAATAATTCAAAATTAGTTCCTGCTAAGAAGTCAATGATGGCAGTTGATGGTGAATTGGATATGGGTAACTATTTGATTGGAAAAATCGAGCCAAAATCAAGAAAGACAGATCCTTTCATGGCATTGGTTGCAAGTATGACAATTGAAGATATGTTGCCTCAAGCAATCGGTAGTATTCCTTTTGATATTGGAGTACTTACTTTTTAAATAAAAGGAAGGAGTGAAAACATGGGATTTTTGAAAAAAATATTTGGATTCGGTAAAGATTTCGCAGATGAAAAAGATATGTGGATTAAATCTGCAACAATTACGACAGAACAAGAACAGTTAGCATCTTTGACCGCTCGTCAATTGGCCTTTGAAATTTGTGTACAACGAATTGCAAAAGCGATCTCAAAATGTGAGTTCAGAACATACGAAAAGAAAAAAGAAAAGAAGAATAGCTTTTATTATTTATTGAATGTTAAACCGAATTACAATCAATCGAGTACAGAGTTTTGGAATGAATTTATCCATAAACTTTATTATGATGATGAAGTATTAGTTGTACAAAGAGCGGATAAATTGTTTATTGCAGATTCGTTTACTGTTGATGATAAAATCGTATTTGGTGAGCACGTGTTTAAAGATATTCATATCGGTGATATCACGTTGAATAGTGATTACAAACAGTCAAGAGTTATGCATTTTAAGTTAGGCAATGAGAAGATAAAGGAATATTTAGATGGCACTTTAGCATTGCAAACTTCTTTGATTCAAACCGCATTGAGTTCATATAAACGTGCAAATGGATTTAAGATGAAAGCTCACATCGGCCGTATGCAAGCCAATAAAGATTTGGAAGATAAGATTAATGATTTGTTAAACAATCAAGTTAAAACTTTCATGAAAGCAGACAATGCATTATTACCAGAATACGAAGGTTTGACTTTTGAAGAATTTGGAACAGAAAAGAAAAATATAGTAACTACTCGAGATATTAAGGCCTTATTAGATGATACGTTAGAACTCACTTGTAAGGCTTTTTTAATTCCAGTGAACATTTGTAATGGAGATGTAGCAGATACATCGAAAGCAGTGGATGATTTCTTAACGTTCTGTTTAGATTCAATTGTTAAATTGATTCAAGACGAAATCAACGGAAAGCATTACACAGAAGATGAGTACTTAAAAGGTACTTACATGAAAATCAACACTCAAGCAATCAAACATATTGATGCTTTAGATATGGCCAACTCGGTTGATAAATTAATTAGTAGTGGTGTCTATTCAATCAATAACATCTTGCGAATTTTAGGTGAAGAAGAAATTGATGAAAAATGGGCGAACGAGCATTACATCACTAAGAATTATAGTGGTATCGACTCAACTGGTCAGTCATTGAGTGAGAAAGGAGGAAAAACAAATGCCGAAGATGAAGGTAATGCAAATGCGAATGCAAGTTAATGAAGCTAAGCCAAATGAAGCAGACCTTGAATTGTACGATGAAATTGGTGAGTCTACAGACTGGTGGACTGGAAAGACATCAGGCATCAGTGCCGAATCAATCACTCAGTTTTTAAAGGAAAATCAAGATGTAGATACAGTTAATTTACACATTAATTCAAATGGTGGATTGGTATTTGAAGGAATCACGATTCATAACATTTTGAAAGGCTCTGACAAAACTGTAAATGTAATCATTGATGGTTTAGCTGCATCAATTGCGAGTGTAATTGCGATGTGTGGTGATACTGTTAAGATGTATCCAACATCACAAATGATGATTCACAATTGTTGGACATATGGATGTGGCAATGCTAATGATTTTAGAAAGTTAGCCGACCAAATGGACAAGATTATGGATTCATCAAGAATCGCATACCTAAGTAAAGCTAAAGATAAACTTACAGAAGAAAAGCTTAACGAGTTGTTAGACAATGAAAGTTATTTAACCGCTCAAGAATGTTTCGACTTAGGATTGTGTGATGAAATTATCGGTGTAGACACTTCCAAAGAAGAAGATGTTAAAGCCGATGAAAAAAAGGTACAAAAGGTTGAAGAACCTTTAGAAAAAACGCCAACTATTGAACCTTTAAATAAGGAAAATGGTTGGTTTTTTTAATGTAAAAAAATAGGAGGATAAATTAATGAAAACTAAAGAAGAATTATTAGAAACTTTAAAACAAGCTATCAACGACAAAAGCTCAGATGGTTTGTTTGAAGCGTTAAGCAATTTAATTGAGAATCAAACAGATTCAAAAGCAGAACAGATTTTACAGGAAGCATTACGCGTTGATGATTCAAATATTTTAAAAGCACGTGGTGCTCGTCAGTTAACTTCTGCAGAAAAATCTTTTTACAACAAAATTATTGATGCAATGCGCTCTGACAATTTCCGTCAAGCAATTGACAACATCGATACTGTATTGCCCGAAACAGTTATCGAGGATATTTTCTCAGAAATCGAAAATGAACATCCATTGTTATCTAAATTAGACATTCAAGTAGCATCTGCGAAAGTTAAATTATTATTTGGTGTAGCAGGTGACAATAAAGCTACATGGGGTAAATTGACTGATAAGATCGTTACTGAAATCTCTGGTTCATTTGAAGAAGTGGATGTTTACCAATTAAAGGTAAGTGCTTATGTACCAATTCCAGAATCAATGCTTGATTTAGGCCCAGTTTACTTAGATAGATTTGTTCGTACATTGTTATACGATGCATTGTCAAATGGTATCGAAGATGCAGCATTGAACAACTTAGAATCTGACAAAGGCCCTATCGGAATGATGGCAGATTTATCTAGAGGATCAACAAACAGTGGTAAAACTACTTACACTGCTAAGACTGCTAAAAAAGTAGTTAATTGGACACCAAAAGGATTAGCTGATGTAATCAAAGCTATGGCTAAAGGCCGTAACGGAAAAGCTCGTAAGGTTACAGGTTTATTTATGGTAGTTAGTCCTGATGATTACTATGGATTAGTTAAACCTGCAATTTGTATTCAAACACCATCTGGTGACTGGGTAGAAAAATCACCATATCCAATCGACATCATCCAATCAGTATATTGCCCAACTGGTAAAGCAATCATGGGTATCGACAAAAAATACATGATGGGAATTGGTACTGCTCAAGCAGGTAAATTAGAAACATCTGATGAGTTCGCATTCTTGGATGATAACAGAACATACAAGATTAAATTGTATGGTAATGGTCAACCAAAGGATAACAACGCATTCCAGGTATTAGATATTACTGGATTGAAAGAGTTAGCTTTCAAAGTTGATTCAACTACTACAGTAGAAGGTCAAGTAAATACAAAAGCAGCTGCTTAATCCATAAAAGAAAGGTGGCATCTAAATGGATGAATATTTATTAGGCTTAATCAAGACTGATTTAGGCTACAAGTGGTGCGACGATGCCACAAACGAAAAACTAAAACATTTAATCGCAGAGGGATTAGCTTATCTGAAGAAGTATAGTCCTTCTGCAGATTTTCAAAGTGATGAATTTTCTAGAAGTTTATTAAAGAATTACGTGCTATATGCTTTATCAAATGCAACTGATGATTTTAAAGTTAATTACAAAGATGAGATTCTTCTCTTTAGTGATTTAGGAAGAGCAAGCGATGTTAGTTAAGAAGCAGTCACAAGGTAATACGACTTTTAATGATGGCATCTTGAAATCTGTATCAATTCGTAATGGTGGTATCTTGAAAGATTTATCAAGTTACATTCCATTTGGACAAAAGACAGTAGGATACAATCGCTTTTATAGAGCTTATAACAACGATATTAAAATATCTAAAGTTGTAGTTGTTCCTTTTGAGTCAGAACTACAAGATGCAGATTATGTAGAGTGTGGCTTTTTTAGAGAGCCTAATCAACCTAGCATTTATAAAGTTGTCCAATGCCAAGAGTTACTTGATTCAAAGCCTATGTGTCTTCAATTGTCTTTAGAAAAAGTCAAAACTAAGTTTGACGATAGGAGATTAAATGAGAGTACGAATTGATGGCTTGAATGAAATGAAAAAAGCATTAACTAAAAAGAAAGTCGCAGTTGAAAAGGTAGCATCGGCAGTAACAAAAGCAGGAGAAAAGGCCGAGCAAGTAGCAAAGGATTTAGTTCCTAAAGATAGTGGTGCTTTGCACGACAGTATCCAACACAAATACGTAAGTGGTGGTAAAACAGTTATCATTGATGCACCTGCTAAAAATTCTAAAGGTGTTGAATATGCTCAGTATGTCGAGTTCGGTACTAAAAAGCATGGACCTTCTCAAAAGTTTATGCGACCTGCACAAGATGAAGGAAAAAAAGTGCTAATTGAAGAATGTAAAAAGTTGGTGGAGACAAAATGATAAGCGAATCAATTTATGAATTATTAGGACAAGAACTTGATAAAAAATATGATACATATTATTTAGATCAAGCGGAAGATGATGCAGATTGTCCATATATTCAGATGTATTCGATTTATGACAATCCAAGCCAATTTAAAGATTGTGAGAATGGATATTTTAATTTAGATGTTCATGTATGGCACTATCGCATGGATAAACGAAAAGAAGTAGCGAATATTATGGACGATATTTTACGTATAGCAAAGCAACTAAAAATCGAGAATCATTCGGTAATGTGCTTATGTGATGGAAGAAGAATATTAGTCGACAATTCCACAAGTACAACGTACTTGCATGGAGTAATCACTTTGAAATTTAAATACATTTAATTAAGGAGGATATAAAATATGAAAAGTGTACATGGCAGCAAGATTATTTATATGTATCGACCATTGAATGAAGAGGCTAAAAAAAGTGCAGCGTTACGTTTAGCTTTTGTAAAAGAAAATGGTAAGACTGTATCAACTGATGCAGATACAACACAGACTAAAGATGGTATATTGCGTTCACCTAGCCAAGCAGAAATTGAAATCACTTCTACATCTGTATTAGCTAGTGATGATACAATGATTGAAGCGCTTGAAAAAGCACAGTTAAACAACGAAAAAGTCGAAGTATGGGAAATCAATTTAGCTAAACCAGGATCTTCTAGCGGTAAATATAAAGGAACATATTACCAAGCTTATGTTACTGAAATTGAAAAGAGCTCACCTTCAGATGATTGGACAGAAATGTCATTAACGTTCGGAATCGAAGGAAAAGGAGCTGAAGGCGATGTAACCGTTCCTACTGAAATGCTAGATGAAGCGTTGTATACATTCACTGATACAACTGCTCAATCAGAATAGTTTTCTAAAACTATAGGGAGATTTAATTCTCCCTTTTTTATTTATGCGCATAAACAAAAACGAAAAGAGACAAAAAAGGAGACTTAACTTATGAATATGCAATTAGAAATTAACGGAACAACATATGAATTTAGATTTGGTATTGGGTTCATGAAAGAGATTCAATCTCGATATAAAGAAATGGCTTCAATTTCAGTAGCAATTCCAAGCGGATTTAAATACGTAGTAGCTAGTATGCTAGATGGTCACATCGAAGATTTGTTTGATATTTTATACACTGCAAATAAAACAGAAAAACCACGCATTACTGAAAAGGCCTTAATGGAATATCTAGAAGATGAATCAACTGATATTAAATCATTGATTGAACAAGTAAAGACTTTTTTATTACAAGCCAATGCATCGAAGAACTTAATGAATCAGATTATGAACGCATTGGCAGAGGAACAGACGGAAACGACGGCGACAAAAGCAAAGACGAAAAAGAAATAGACTACATCACAGAGATTTATGATGATGTAGCTTTTTTTTGCTTTAAAAATTTGAAGTTTACATCGTTTGAGCAAGTTGATCGTGTGACTTTGGCCGAATATAAATTGATGCTTAAAACTAATTTAGGCAGAGAAGAAGAAGTTGAATATGACCGACATTGGAGAGCCTTTTTACAAATGGCAGTCCAATCGACTGTTGGCAAAGGAAAATCACAACGCATGCGTTATTCAAAATTTGAAAAGTTCTATAACAGAAAAAAAGCAAAAAAAGAATTGGATAAGATTTTAAATCCAAAAAGCGAAAGCAAAACAGAAGAAGAGTCTCGTGTTGAAAAAATTATTGAATATAAAAAAAGAAAGCGAGGCGATGAATAATGGCAAGTGGTGAAAACTATAAGGTTAATGTCACCTTGAGTGCTAATGATAAGAACCTATCGAAAACATTATCAAGCGTGACAAAGCAAAGTGATTCATTCCTTAGCAAGCTTAAAAACAGTGCGGTATTCGGCGCATTTGCTAGTGTAGGTGCTAGTGCGATGCATACAGTCACAAGTGCGATTAGTGGAACTATATCAGAACTTTCTGCATCCAATGTTGCATGGAAAACGTTTGAAGGCAATATGCAGATGCTTGGTCAGTCAAGTAGCGAAATCAACAAAACAAAGAAAGCGTTACAACAATATGCTACACAGACTATCTACTCTGCATCTGATATGTCTCAGACTTATTCACAATTTGCTGCAGTCGGAACTAAGAACTGTTTGCAATTGGTTAAGGGATTTGGTGGATTAGCATCCGCTGCAGAAAATCCACAACAAGCTATGAAAACTTTGTCGCAACAAGGTACTCAGATGGCCGCAAAGCCAATGGTGGCATGGCAAGATTTTAAGTTGATGTTAGAACAAACTCCTGCAGGTATTGCAGCAGTTGCTCGTGAAATGGGTATGAGCACTTCTGAACTTGTTAGTGCGGTACAAAGTGGAACTGTTAAAACTGAAGATTTTTTTAATGCGGTTGAAAAAGCAGGTAATAGTAAAGCATTTACTAAAATGGCCACTCAATACAAGTCCGTTGGACAAGCAATGGACGGTTTGAAAGAGACTTTAGCAAATAAATTAATGCCTGCATATGACAAACTCAGTCAGATAGGAATAAAAGCGTTAAGTGCAATCATTGATGGTTTAGATGGATTCGATGCAAACATATTAACAAACGGAATTGATAAGGTTATCGATACATTCAAAAGATTTGCTAAAGCATTTGAAAACACAGGCGCAATTAAAGCATTCAAACAAGCACTAAGTGATGTCGGTGGTGCAATTAAGAATGTAATGAGCCAATTCAAAGATACAGGACTGATTGAAAAGTTTGGTAAAGCATTTGGCCAAGTGGTCAAATTTGTATCACAAGCTATAAGTGCAGTAAGTAAATTTATTGGTAAATTAAATGGTGCTCAATTGAGTGGTATCGTTGGTTCAGTATTAGGAGTTGTAGGTGGATTTAAGGCGTTTGAAGCAATCAAAGAAATTAATCCTTTCGGTATCTTCAAAGCAAATGCCGAAGAAGGATTGGAAGGCACTGTTAAAACTGCAAGAAAATCTAAATCAAAGTTAGCTCAAGTCATTAGGTCGGTAGGTTTATCAGTAAAAGACATCGGATTAGGTATTAAAAGTGCATTCCAAGGAATTGGACAAGCACTTAGTGGAACTTTCAAGAGTTTAGCTCAAATGCTTAAAGTCGCTAATCCCGTAAATATCTTGGCCTTAGGTGGAGCATTGTTCATGGTGGCCGCCGGTATTGCTTTAATCGGCGAAAGCGGTAATGGTTTAAGTTCAATTGCAGAATCACTTGGAAAAGCATTTAGTGAAGTTATTGCGACTACAATTGATGCAGTAACTCAAGCATTAATTGCATTAGCTCCAGTATTGCCAACAATTTGTGATGCATTTGCTCAATTAAGTCCATTAGTTGAGGCCTTTGGTGATGCATTTGGTACTGTAATCGAATCAGTAGGTAATGCAATTGCAAATATTGTAAATGCAATCGGTCCAGTTATCGAAAGTGTAGTTCAAATCATAGCCAATGCGATTGTACAGATTGTACAAGCTATTGCTCCATTTGCACCTGCGATTGCAGATATGGTACAAGCTATATCTGATGCAATTCAATCAATTTGTGATGCATTCATTGCATTGGTTCAGAATATCCAACCAATCGTTGAATCGGTCAAAGACTTAGTTCAACAGTTAGGTGATTCAATATCACAAGTATTTGAGTCGGCATCTGATGTGATCACATCGTTCGGTGATGCAGTAAGTGGCATTTTAGATTCACTAGCAGGTGTGATTGATTCGATTGGTCAATCGGCATTGAATGCAGGTAAAGGATTCAAGGAATTAGCAAAAGGAATACAAATCATTACAGGTCTGAATTTACTTGATATGGCCGCATCATTAGGAGCAGTCGCAACAGGTGTAGGTGCGATAGCTACTGCATCAAGTGGTATTGGTGATGCAGGTACTCAAATCATGAATTTAGCAATCGGATTAGGATTGCTGGTTGGATATACAGATAGTCTAAGTGGATTAGCTAGTGTAATGCCGAGTGTTATTAGTTCGTTTAGTGGTATCGAGTCTATAAGTGGACCTTTAGCAAGCGCTAGTGGTGCGATGGTTCAATTTGCATCTAGCGCAAGTGGATTAGTTGGTTCAACAACTGTAGCAAGTTCTGCGTTAATTGCATTAGGGGTTGCTTTAACACAGGTTGCAATTCAAGGTGGGCAAGCAGGTACACAGTTAGGTACTAAATTTAAGACTGGATTACAGAGCGGATTAACTCAATCAGTGAGCGTTGCTCGTTCAATGTCTAGAAGTATTACAAGCGCATTAAAATCGGCTTCCAGTGGTGCTTATACTGTTGGTCAAATGATTGGTAATGGTTTGGCTAATGGTATGGCTAGCACATTAGGAAGAGTAAGTGCAATTGCTACACGATTGGCACAAGAGGCAGAAAAAGCTACTCGTGCAGCGGCTAAAGTTCATTCTCCTTCAAGAGTGTTCATGGCTATCGGTAATTATATCGGTGAAGGTTTTGCAATTGGTATTGAACAAACTGCACGAATGGTTCGAAAAGCTACTGAATCAATCGTAAGTATTCCTAATGCTCAATCATTTGATGGCTATGGATTTAGAATGGACGGAGTAAGTAATGTTAATTCAACAACTTATGATTTTAATTCAAATCAAAGTTTTACATTTAATTCAACATTGACTTTGGATGGCCGAACTTTAGCTAAGGCATCCAATAGATACACAGAAGAAGAATTAAATAAGAGTGCTAAATTCAAAGATAGATTGGCAGGTGTTGTGTAAATCATGCTATATGGATTTAGAGATACGATAGACATAAGTGGCGCACTAGGTAGTAATTTACCTAGTGAAGCCATGAATTTTAATGGAAAGTTTTTAGAAAATGAAATACCAGGATATAGAACATTGACTGTAAGTGGTAGAGAATTGATTGGCTCTGAATTTAAAGTTAAGGACATTGAAGGGCTTGATGGTACGATTTGGAAAGAAAAATACTTGAAGCCACGCACGATCACAGTGAAATATCAGATAAATGCATCTACTAACAGAGAATTTAGAGATGCATATAACAAAATGAATTTTCTGCTAAGTGGCGAACAAGTTAAGATTTATTTTAATGATGAAACTGACAAATATTTTATCGGTACTAAAACTTCAAATGATGAAGTGGATGGTGGCACAAATTATGTGATCGGTGAAATCGAAATCTATTGCTCAGACCCTAGGAAATATTCATCCACAGAAAAAGAATTTACTGCTACTGATGGAGTATTGAACATTGTCAATGAAGGAACTGTACCTGTAAGTATTGATTATGATGTTCAGACAACATCTGAAACCGGATATATTGGTATCGTATCAACTGAAGGTGTCATGCAATATGGAAAGATTGAAGAATTAGATTCTGAATCATATCAACAGAGTGAACATTTAGTTAATATCAACAATTTCTATGATTGTGCGGATGATACAAGCGGTACAGATGTAATGCATCCACAATTTGGTGCTAATGGAACTTGTGCTAAAAAAAGTTGGTTTGGTCAAAACTTTCTAGGTTTTGGAACGGTTGGAGCAAAAAAAGGAAATGCTAGTGGTGGATTAAGGACATTGGTAATACCTGCAGATTCAAATGGAGATTCAAGTGGATCTAAGAATTTTTATTGTTATTTTCATTTGATATTCTATGCGAGTTTGATGGGTCAAACTGGTGAAATGTGTATCAACTTCTTAACAGCAGATAATAAATTGATTTGCGGTTGTAACTGGTACAAGACAGATACAGTAGGTAATACAGGACATTATGAGTTTTGGGCGAATGGTAAAATATTAAGAGAGTTCTCATACACTACTTCACATTTACACACGCAAAATCCATGGTATTGGGACTGGGGTCATTGCGATATTCTAAAAGAGGGAGGAAACATTCGCTTCTTCTACTGGGGAGGATATCACGACTACTACATTCCAGAGATTGTAAACATGAAGTGCACCAAGATTCAGGTTGCTTTTAAGCAATGGGGTGATAGAGGTGGAAACCAATTGATGGGCATGATGGGGTTTGATGTAATAAACTTTACAAAGAACAATGTATCAAAATGGAGAGATATCCCTAACAGATATCCAAGTGGAACTAAAATCACTATTGACGGAAAATCATCTCACGTTTATGTGAATGGAATGGCTAGGCCTCAAGATGAGGTATTAGGAACTAAATATTTTAAAGCTCCAGTCGGTACTACAGAGATAAAGACTACGTGCTCTAGTTGGTCAAAATCAAAACCAATAGTAAAGGCTAGAATTAGGGAGGCATGGTTATAATGGAACAAATCAGAATAGCAGTATTGACTCCTTATGATAAGGTGTTAGCTTTTTTAGACAATACAGTACCTAGCGCAATGCATTACTTTGATGAAACATTGCATACATATTTGAAAGGCTCAGCATATACATTTGAATTCACTACATTGACTGCACATGATGATGCAGTCTTTTTAGTTGAAGGAAATAGGCTTAGCTTTACAAGAAAAAACAAAGGCTATTATTTAACAATCATGAATGTTGAAAAAGGTGGTGACACAACAACTGTTACCGCCTACGGTCTTTGCCTTGAATTAACGAATGAATATGTAGATGCATATAAAGCTCCTAGGGCTATGTCATTTGCAGAATATGTAAATGCGTATGGATTTGAGAAATCGTTCGTAATTGGCAAGAATGAAGTATCAGATAAACGTATCACTCATGAGTGGACTGGTAGCGATACTGTACTAGCTCGATTGTATTCAATTGCAAATGTATTTGATGCAGAATTAGAGTTCGTAACTCAATTGAATGATGATTATTCTTTGAAGAATTTTGTGTTGAATATTTACAGAGCACATTCAGATTCCATTCAAGGAATGGGAAGTGACAAGCGCAGTACAATACTGAGATATCCAAATGATGTGTATGGAATCATTAAAACAAGTGATATTACTGAGCTATACACTGCAATCAGACCTACAGGAACAAATGGATTACAACTTAACTCGATTAGTGGCCGTGTTGTAAAAGATTCAAATGGAAATATTTTGTATAAAGTTCAAGGTAACAATATACTTGCACCTCAATCTAGAGATAGATTTCCTAGTACGTTATTAACAAATCATTCAAACGATATGTATGCAGTGCTAGTGTGGTCTTATGAAACTGAAAACGTTGAGACATTATACGGTCAAGCGTTGGCTCAGTTGAAAAAGAATTGTGTTCCTAAAGTTACGTATGATGTAGATGCATATATTGATGCGGATATCGGCGATACATTCACAATCGAAGATGCAGAGTATAGTCCTACGTTGTATTTAGAAGCACGAATCACAGAACAAGAGATTTGTTTCACTGATTTAGAAAAGTGCAAGACAATCTTTGATAACTTTGAAGAAAAGCAATCACAGATTAGTTCGGCTCTGATCAGTGAAATGAACAAGATGATTGAGTTAAAGAAAGTTTATGAAGGCTCAATCGTATCTTCAAATGGAGTTCTATTTAAGGAAGATTCAGATTTAACTAATTTGACTGCATTGGTAAAGGATGATGGTGTTGATATTACATCTAAGTATTCGATTATTTGGTATAAAGATGATGAGAGGTTATCAACGAGTCAAACAATCACAGTCAATGCTTCAGACTTCACAGAAAAGGCCGTATATCGATTTAAAGCAATGAGTGGTGAAACACTTAAAGCAAGTGCAGAAGTCACTGTAATGCGACTACAAGATGGTCAGAATGGAACAAGCGCATATGTACATATTGCCTATGCAAACAGTTCAGATGGTCGTGTGGATTTTAGTTTAACGGATTCAAATCGTAAATTTATTGGTCAGTATTCGGATTCAAAACAATATGGTTCTGAGGACCCAACAAAATACCGATGGTCTGTAATTAAAGGTGAAGATGGCCAGTCGTTCATAAGTGCCGAGGAACAGTTCTATTATTCAACATCACAAACCGAATTAGTCGGCGGTGAGTGGTTTGTTGGTAATGTGGTTTATCAAAGTGATAAGTTCCTTTGGAAACGTTGGAAATGTACGTATGCAAATCCAAGTGAAATCAAGTACACGAAAGCTATATTTGACAACACATGGAATGAGATTGACTCAAAGATCGGTGAGATTCATACTCAAGTATCTCAAGCTAACAATCAATCTAAAGAAGCAGTTGATAAAGCAACGCAAGCTCAAACGGCAGCAAGTAAAGCGAATGAATTAGCTAATACCGCTAACACTCAATCAAGCGAGGCTAAGAAACTAGCACAAGATGCAAATACTAGTACTGGTAAAGCTCAACAACAGATTGATGCAATTAAAGGTGATATCACCGATTCAAAGCAGCAGATTCAAGATGCAGTGGATAAAGCCAACGCAAACGCAAGTGAAATTGCCACTGTTAAAGAAACATACGCTACAAAGGTTGACTTAACTACTGAATCAAAAACAATTCATGCAGATGTTTCAACTGAGATTGAAAAGAAAGTCGGTGAGTTATCGACAACAGTTTCTCAAACTTATGCTTCTAAGAGTGATTTAACAAGCATTGAAGGTAGCTTAAATACCAAGATTAAACAAAATGCCGATTCAATTACAACTCAAGCTACATCTATTGAAAAGTTACAATCAGATACAACGCAAGCTCAGTTAGATATCGCTGATGCAACAAAGAAAGCAACTCAAGCTCAAGCGACTGCAAATCAAGCAGTTACAAATGCTCAGAGTGCTCAAACTTTAGCAGATGAAGCTAAACAAAAGGCAGACAGTGCTCAATCAAATTTAGACAATGCTAACAAGGAATTAGCGGATGCAAAAGCTAATCTAGAAACAGTAACTGGTAGAGTTGATGCAAGTGAATCAGAAATTGCAAGCGCTAAAACTCGTTTAACAAATGCAGAAACTGCAGTACAGAAAGCTCAATCAGATGCGACTACTGCTCAAGGTAATGCTCAAACTGCAATCAACAATGCTAAGGAAGCTCAAGTAGTTGCGGATGATGCAAAAGCTAAAGCAGAACAAGCTCAAAAGGATTTAGCAGAATTAACAAACAAAGTTACTTCTAATACAACTAAAATCGAACAAAATTCCAATGCTATTAAATTACAAGCAAAATCTGTTACCGAGATAAAAGGAGTGGCAGATAATGCGAACAGTAATGCATCAAGTGCATTAAATAAAGCTAATAGCTTAACTGATAGAGCAAATAGTGGTGAGTTTGATGGACGTGGTGTTGCAAGCACAAAAGTAGAGTATCAAGCATCTACTTCTGGAACGACTGTGCCTACCGGAGCATGGTCTACTACAATTCCATCTGTTGCTGCTGGTTCATATTTATGGACTAAGACTACAACTAACTATACTAGTGGAACTCCTACAATAGGATATTCTGTAGCTCGTATGGGTGTGAATGGAGCTAAAGGAGATAAAGGAGCTACTGGTCCACAGGGTCCTCAAGGCCCTCAGGGATTAAAAGGTGAGACTGGTCCTCAAGGTGCTAAAGGTCCTCAGGGATTAAAAGGAGATAAAGGAGCTACTGGAGATAGAGGTCCTCAAGGTATTCAAGGACCCCAAGGTGATAAAGGTAATGATGGTAAAGGTATTAAGTCTACATCAGTAACTTATCAAATATGGTCAAATGGTACTTCAACTCCGACTGGTACATGGTCATCTACTCCTCCAAAAACTACTGCTGATAAACCATATTTATGGACAAGGACAGTAATTACTTATAGCGATAACACTCAGAGTACTTCGTATTCTGTTGGAAGTACTCCTGAAGGGATTCAAGTTGGCGGTAGGAATTTATTGAGAAATAGCTCTAGTTTTACAGATTGGAATAATAGTGGTGGATGGAAAATCACTAAAGATGATTCTCATTCTACGATATCCTGTAGTACTTCTAATTCGACATCATTGAATTTATATAGTATGTATTCAAAAAAAGTAAACATGAATTTGTTATTAAACCAAAATTTTACGCTATCGTTTGATTTAAAAGTCGATGATTGGTCAAAGTGGGATATACCGTCACCAGTGATATTAGAGTATTATAATGCAAATAACGCAAGAATTTATTATCACGATACATATCTTTCAGACTCTTTTGTCAAAATTAAAGGTGATAAAAAGAATGGTGAATGGGTCAAAGTTGTTTTAACCAAAAAGGGTGATTTGTCAAATATGAACATATGTGTAGATAATGTCACCCTCAATGATGTTAAATTTTTCGGTGTTCGATTTGCATTATTCAAGAATGGTTCTATCCATATTAGAAAACCAAAATTAGAAATCGGCACAATTTCTACAGATTGGACTCCTGCTCCAGAAGATGTAGATGAAGCAATAAATACAGAACGCACTGAGCGACAGTCTGCAATTGAGACTAAAGCAAATGAAATCACTTCAAAGGTATCAGAAACTTATGTATCAAATTCGGCATTTGAGCATTATCAAAATACTGTATCAACTCAGTTCACTCAGACGAAAAAGGATTTTACATGGTCAATCAATCAATCAGTAACTGATGCTAAGAATGAGATGAGCGGTCAAATTGACAGTGTAAATGGAAGATTAGATGGTTTGAAACAAACCACAGACAACGTAAACAGTTATATGTCGTTTGATAACGATGCATTGACTTTAGGTAAATCAGACAGTGCATTTAAAACTAAGATTACAAATCAAGAATGGTCGATTCAAAAGAATGGTGCAAAGGTAACGTATATAAATGACCAAACAATGTACATTACAGATGGACAATTTACGCAGTCTTTAAAAGTAGGTGCGTTTGGGTTTGTGCCAAGAGCAAATGGCTCTTTAGACTTTAAGAAAGTAGGGTGATTGAATGGCAGAATTTAGTGGCGGAATACAAATTGGTAGTGGCCAGTGGGATAAATACTCTCTTATTTTAAAATGTTGGGAAGATTCTTATTCTATTGAAAACAACACATCACGGGTGTATTGGTGGGTTGGTATTCGTTCAAATACACAGTACCATAATCACCAAGGATTGAGCGAACACTATAAAGTGGTAGTGAATGGTTCAACAGTACACGATGCTAGCCATACAGTTTCGTGTGGTAGTGGTCAAACTGTTGGAATCGCAGATGGATATACAACAGTATCGCACAATGCAGATGGTTCTAAATCAATTAGCGTAAGTGCATCATTTAGTTGTGACAATACAAGTTATTACGCACCTCGAACTGGTTCTTGTAGTGGTTCGTTGACATTAACAACCATTCCAAGAGCATCAAGTATATCTATTGATAGTCCTAGTATTGAATGTGGTAACACTATTAACATTAACGGTTCGAGTGCTTCAAAGAACTTTACGCATAAAATCTACGCAACATGGAACGGTAAAACAAGTGAATTAGTAACGATAGCTAGTGGTACAACAACCCCTAGCTTTTCTTATACCATTCCTACGGCATGGGAAAAGGATTTGTCTAACTCGACTAGTGGTATCGCAACATTTACCTTAGAAACATTCAGTGGTTCAAATTCCGTTGGTTCTAAGTCGGTAAATGCAACTATCAAAGTCAGAAGCGGTGTAGTTCCTTCGGTTGATAGTATCAAAATAACGGATGCAAATTCTGTATGTGCAGGAATTGGGCAGATAATTCAGTCACAGTCTAGACTTAAGTTCGCAATAACTTACAGTGGTGCGCAAGGTTCAACTGTTACATCTGTATCAACAAAATTTGAAGGGCAGACATATAATGGTAGTTCATTTACTACTGGAACTGTAAAAGGCAGTGGAAGTATTAACTATACGACAACAATCTATGATTCACGTGGTCGTAGTTCACAAGTCAGTGGAAAGGTAACTGTATCTGCATATAGTTCGCCTAGATTAACGAATGTGACTGCAAAACGTGCTAACTCAAGTTATGTAGTAGATGAAGCAAGTGGAACATATGCGTTATTACACTTCAAAGTTGGTTTTACTAGTTTAAGCAATAAGAATGTAACATCATTCTATATCCAATATCGAGCTAGCGGTGCTAGTTCATGGACGAAAATAAATTCATGGGATAACAACTATACTCTTGAGCAAGATTACAAAGCAGGTAATTTATTTACCTCAACGACTTCAACCTATGAAATTGCATTTGGTGTTAAGGATAAATTCATGAATGACTACTCATGGCAAATCTTTACAGTAGCACCTACTTACTCGTTAATTAACTTTGGTAAAGATGGAAGATCATTAACGTTCTTCGGTCAAGATGCTAATCAAAAAGATACACTAACCGTATTAGGTGATATTGTAGCTCCTATGTTCTTAAATAAGATATTCCCAGTTGGTGCAGTCTATATCACCTATGATAAAAAGAACCCTGGAACATTCCTGGGCGGTACATGGGAACAGTTTGGACAAGGTCGAACATTAGTGGGTGAAGGCACTGGCAATGATGGTAGTACAAGTATGTCATTTACAACCAAATCTACAGGCGGAGAGTATAAGCACAAGCTATCAATAGATGAGATGCCTAGCCATAATCACAGAGTACCAGACCAAGCCGATGACAATAGTTCTTTTAAAACATATGATTGGGGTGAACCTATGCTTTTAGGCACTAAGAGAGCAACTAAAAACAAAGGCTATTGGTGGTCTATAACTGAATGGAAAGGCGGAGACAAATCACACAATAACTTACAGCCTTATGTTGTCACTTATTTTTGGAGGCGTGTTAGTTAATCCTCTTCCAAAGATATACAACAATATAAGGTTGTGTAATATCGAAAGACTTATTTCCACCATTTGATGTTATACGCCATCCATACTGTGTTGTAGAATCATCTCCTACAACTCTATTTTCTGAATATGGTCTTATTCCAAATTCTCCTTTTGGGATTTTTCCTAGGACATCTCCGTAAACGCCGAAGTTATCCCAATCAGCGTGATTCGTTGGAACTATAGCAGGTATCCTACCAATTATATAATTTGGAATGTTTTCTCTTGATAAACTTTTCTTATAAAATCCGCCTGTTTGTTTGGCAGTATATGACATACTTTTAATCAGTTATATAGGTATGTCATTTACAACCGGAGCAACAGGTGGAGAATACACCCACAGGTTAACGCAAGCAGAAATGCCAAGTCATTATCATGATATTCATTCAAAATGGGATGGTTCAGAAGATACTGGTATCGAAAACTGGTTTGTTGCAATGGACATTGGCACAGTATACAGCAATGGAGGATGGCTTCAAAATGGCATGCCAGCAGGTGGCAATCAGCACCATAACAATATCCAACCATACGTTACAACATATTTTTGGAAGAGAACCGCTTAATTAGTTGGTTCTCCGCCAAAAGAATACAACTAAATATGGTTGAATATTTGCGTGTGGAGTTCCACTACCCGATGCATTAGTATGAATACTATTTACATTATGGCTTTTATTATCAGAGTAATGCGAGCCTTGAATTGTCATAAACTCCCATGCATCAGTTTTTAAAATTCCTGATGTACCCCATATACCGATCTCATGTCCATGAGCAGGCATTTCAGAAAATGATAATGTATGGTAGTATTCTCCACCAGTAGAATTAGACGTAAAAGACATACATTTACTTGTAGTAGTCACAAAGCAATTCTACGCATTTACGTTTTAATTCCATTTGTGGATGTACGTAGATATTCATTGTAATTGATACATTGGAGTGGCCTAACAATTCACTCAGTGATTTATAGTCACATCCGCATTCGATACATCTTGTCGCAAATGTATGTCGTAACGCATGGAATTTACGATGTGGGAGCTCAAGTTCTTTCAATATTCGATTGTAGTAAAGCCTATATTTATTAGGTTCTATCGGTTTATCTCGATTCGTTAACACATAGTTGTCTGCATCACCTTGAAGCAATATAGCATAATGCATTATCCATGTGTTCAAGGGAATCATACGAGTGCTAGAACGTGATTTAGGTGGTGTTATTGAAAGATGACTACCGTCTTCTTTTGTGTATGTTCGTATCATGGTTTTGTCAATTTTTAAAAGTTTGGTCTGTACATTTATATCAGACCATTTCAAAGCGCATAGTTCACCTATGCGTATTCCGGTGTGGATGCATAAAAGTATTCCAAAGTTTTTACAGTTGATCTCAGATTGGAGGTGATTAATTAATGTTATTTGATGCTCTTTTTCAAAAATCTCGACCGCCTTAGGAGGATGGTAAGGCAACTGAACATCGACTTTGAGCGGAAGTGTAAATTTAAGAATTTGAATAATGTCTTTGGCATATTTAAACGATATGCCACCTTTTCCATCTTTGCGACCGTTTTCAAGCTTTTGAAGAATCATTTCCTGGAGAATATCATTGTTCAGTTCCTCGATTTGATAACTGCCAAGTGATGGCAGTATGTGATTGTGGATCACATTACAATAATTTGTGTAAGTGCTGTATTTTAGATAGATTTTCTTTTCCTTTAACCAGGATGTTAATTTTTCTGAATATAGCATTTTTGTTTACCTCGCTTTTTTTATATTAATAGGAGGATTTTATATGACTAAAGTTCATGAAATCAATTTAAATACAAAGTTATGGAATTTCTTTACGGAACATGACTTTATTATTCTTGATTTGACAGATAAACAAATCAATGAACAAGATTACGTGTTATTCAAACAAGTGTCTTTAGATGAAGGAAAAGAAACTGATACAGGTTTGTTTAGAATGACACAAATTCGTAGCATCACAACTAACGATGGTTTCAAAGATGGTTATGTGATGTTAAACGTAACTAAATTATAGATATTTCGGAGTCTAGAAATAGGCTCGTTTTTAATAAGTCTAATAGGAGGATCAATATGAATTTAGATTTTACACAAGTTACAAATTATTTTGTTTTAGTTGTTTTGGTAGCATGCTTAGTTGTTGGATATATTTTAAAAACATCATTTACAAGTTTTCCTAATAAATATATTCCAACAGTGCTTGCTTTAATTGGAATGACATTAAATCTAGCGGTATCAGGCCTTTCGATTGAAAGTGCCGTATATGGGGCAGTGATGGGATTGGCATCTACCGGACTGCATCAGGCATTTACACGTTTCATTGAAGGCAAAAATGAAGATGAATAGGGTGTTGGGTTGTGGAAGAAGTAATTAGATCAATCCAACTACTATTAGTAATATGTGGTGGTGTCATCACAATCGGTGGTGCTTATAAGGTTTTTCAAGATTGGCAAAAACCAAATAAAGATTTAAAAGCGATGGTTCTAAGACATGACGAATTATTAAAACAAGACAACGATAGAATTAAAAATATCGAAAAGTTAGTCATTTCGCAAGAAGGCTTAAGTAATAAGCTAAATGAACATACTCGCATTTTATCTGAACATGATAATCGTCTTGATGAAGATAAAGAAAGAAGTAATTTGCTACTTAAGGCAAACATTGCAATCTTGAATGGCTTATTGTCAGATTCCGATAAGGAAAAGTTAGTTGAAACTAGAAATGAAATCCAAGATTTCTTGGTCGAAAAAAATTAGGAGGTATAATTCATGGAAGAAAAAGAAGTAAAATTTGAAGATTTATCAGAAGAAGCTCAATCTGAGTTATCAAATGGAAAAGAAGAAGGTGAAGAAGAATGTCATATTCAAGCTTAACAAATAAATATATTCCTGCTAGCGCAGACAACTATATGCGAGGACGTGGTGGCTATAAAGTATGTAAAATTACACCACACCACATGGCGTGTCAGTGGAGTGCCGAAAGATGCGCTCAATCATTCCAAGTAAGCGGAAGAATGGCTAGTGCAAACTATTGCATTGGTTCAGACGGTACGATTGTTTCGAATGTAGACGAAGAAAACAGAGCGTGGACATCATCAAACTACTACAACGATTGCCAATCAATTACAATTGAAGTTGCAAATGAAACGTGTGCGCCTAATTGGACTATCTCAACTAAAGCATGGAATGCATTGGTAAATTTATGTGTTGATATTTGTAAGAGATACGGATTTAGATTAAATTACACAGGAAACGCAAATGGAAGTTTGACAGAGCATAGAATGTTTGCAAGTACAAGTTGCCCAGGTCCTTTCCTACACGATAGAATGCCTCAATTAGCACAAGAAGTAAATGCTAGATTAGACGGTCAAACAGTAGCTCCAACACAACCAAGTGCTCCAAGCGCTCCAAGTGGCGAAAAATATTCAGTCGGTACACCTATCTGCACAAATACATTAAGCGTTAACTGCTACGGAACTTCTAAAATCTTAAAAGGCGATTGGAACGGTTCAATCGGTAGAGTAATTAAAGGTGCTAAATATCCGTATCGTGTTGATAGAAATGGAGTAGCGATTGGATGGACAAATGATACAGGTATTGATTCAGACCCTCATGTTCCTGGCGGAACAACACAGTCTAGTGCAGAAGCGATTGATCAAATTTTACATCCAGGAAGCTATGTAACATCCGTGCACATGAAAATCGGCAATCAAGGTTTGAAGAAAATTGGCGATGATTTATGTTGCTATTTATCTCAATTAGGTGGTTGGTTTCCAATTCGCTTAGTTGATAAAGTGCCAAATTCAGATGGATATAATGACAATGTGTTGCATACTACAAATGCAGTTGTCTATGTAACTAGAATCAGAGTTGATGCGGTTAATGTTCAAAAGAATATTGTTAAAATTGGCGGTATTTGGGTTGACCCAACACCATTAACTGAAATCGCATAAACAAGCGAATCTGCACATAAAAATGTCAAAATTGTACAAAATGTGCAAAAATTACAATTAAATATCAAAAAAGTGTCAAAATTTGAAATTATGGCACAAATCCTTCAACTATTTTTCGTATATTTTAGCCTATGATTTAGTTCGTAGGCCCTTTTTTTATGCTATTATTTTCATAGCTCGTCTACCAGTGTATAAGGAGTTACTTAAATCGTATGAACTTTATACGGTTTATGCTATAATCGTCTTAGGCCGAGCATGAGAAATTCCAAGTGAACCATGTTAGCTTGATGTACAAATCTAAGTTAGGCATATAGGTTTATTAGTATTGATCTATAGTCATACCAAGCGTGACTGATTAATATTATTTTTATGCAAGTCGACTACAAAGAAACATTATTTTCTTACCACTGAATAGAGTACATTCTAGAAGTACTTGAAAGGTGGTCTTTTTTTTGTTCAAAAGTATGCTCGTAGCATACATGCTTCGCATAAGGCCCTAACCATCGGTGATAGATTCTGATAAAAGAAAAAGACCTATTCAATAGGCCTTAATCTAAATCGACTGCATAGTAGTTTCCAAAGCTACACATTTGATAGCATTCACTATCTTCATCGTAATCTTCAAAGTAATATTTTCCATAAAGCTTAACATACTTACCAGTTCCAACTTCAACTTCTGCATATCCATTTACAATTGGATTGTCACCGAGTTTTTCATGAATTTCTTTTTCATTATATTGAGTTTCAAAATCATCTTCATCAAAAGCATCAATGTAAACTTCACGCGAAGTGTTTAGATCATCAAATTTTTTTTCAAAATCTTCATATCTTCCAAAGTAACCTTTGAATTTTCCAAAATCATCATAATCTTTTAGATTTTGAATAAATTGATTAAAATAACTTTCGTCTGTACTTAATTTAGTTGTGCTATACATATTGCTTTCCTTCATAGCTTTCGCTTTTTCAATTGTTTGATTCATTGCGTCTCTAATTACATCTGCTTGACTGATACATAAGCTTTTACAAGCTTGTTTGAATTCGTTTGCGAAATCATTCTGAAATCTAGCAGATATGATTGTCATTTTTTCTTTGTTGTACTTGTCTTGTGGTCTCATTTTAAACACCTCCTATAGTAATGTAACCAACATTTCAATAAAGAAGAAAATTAACCCTAGAATAAATAAAATTTGTAATATTGTCTTTTTCATACGTTTGCTTATTCATGAAATATAAATTATAATGTTAGCGAGAAGGAGTAGCTAACTAGCCACCCCTAATCACTTTAATCAAAATAAGAATCCAGCCAGTAATGGAAATCATTTTGATTGCGACTTCTTCGATTAGGTCTAGATTTCGAAGAAGTTCTTTTAATTTATCTCTCATGTGTTCTCCTTTCTACATATATATTATAACATAATGCTAGCATACATACAAGCATTATATAACTTTTTTTGAACAAAAATTAAGTTTTTAAAAGCATAACGTACAAAGTAACAAATGATAATCAAAAGTGAAGGGAATGAAAGCAAATATTTAGTTATATTATTTTTCTAATAAAATTTATAAAAAAATATATATAAATATATATAGAGAAAAAAGTTACAACTCACTTTTTGCCTTCATTGCCTTCACTTTTTGAAAAGGTAAAAATCCGATTGAAAAATGCAGAATTTAAAAAAATTAAGACATAATTAAGACATTGGATTGTATAAAAATAAAAAACCCCTTTAAATAAAGGGTATTTAGCTATATGGTAGCGCGTACGGGATTCGAACCCGTGATACAGCCTTGAGAGGGCTGTGGCTTAACCGC